CGCCTATATAGTATTTCTTTAAGTACTCTTCTGCTTCGCGGGTGAACTGGTATATAATATTCAAACTCTTAACTCCTCCTGGGCCGGTGGACCAACCTCTGAAAGCATGCCATTTAGGGTCAGCATCAAGAGCACTACTATTGTCATGCTTCTTCTTAGAGGGTTTTGTTGGGGAAGTGACCAATACATTAGTTGTGGGTTTAAGGGGTTTTAAGATCACATCCTTCTTTGGCTTTGGCACAACAATTTCTGGGACATCTGTCAAGGATTTCTTCCTGATGACTATCTCTTCAGTTGAGGCTTCAGAACTAGTCTCTTCTACAAATTGGTGTAAGTTAGCTGCCATTTTAATACAGACATTCTTTGGTAGTAGGACCATAGCGTGGGTATCCTTCATACTATTGTTGATGGGGTTTTTACTACTGAACATGTTGTCATCATCAGAACTCTCATCAATATAAATACTGGCCATATCGGGTTGTACTTCCTCATATTTGGTATTTTTCCAGTAGAGAGGGATCCCGGCTTTATCACAAATGTCCGCTAACTCACCGATCATGACATCACCTTTCCTTACAGAAGTCAAGTCAGCTCTGTCTTTTGCAACATAGTCATAAAGGTCTTGCTCTCTTTGGAAGCTCATGATCTTATCATAAGCCTCTGGCCTGCGTGCTAAAACGTCATTAATAGCATTAGCAAGTGTAAAGGCAAATAGCCAACACTCACCTTCATGGGAAGGAACATCAAATGCGAGCATTTTACTACCGTTTAGCATGGCGTGCGACGTCTTAAAGATCGCGCTATCCTTAGTGAGTATCTCTTTACGACCTGTCTTCCTCCCTTTGCCCCGGACAAACCTACAAAAGGTGTTGTACATTCCTGTCCTGATCTTATTCTGTATATCCCTCTTTGTGCGACTCTTTGCGACAAACTTGATTCCTTTCTCAGTACAGGATCCCTTAAAGACAGGGGCATGTGGTTCACCTTTTTGAGTATACTTAATCTCAGGTAATTTGCGAAAATGGTCTTGGTAGTATGAGTTAAGCTTGTTGATGCCTTCCAAATCGACTTCAACATTAGTGCAGTCCTTGACTCCTTGTGGGGAGATAAGGTCTGGGCTACTACTCTCATCGCAAGGTAAAGGAGATAGTCGTAATCCGGGTGGGCATTGCAACTTATTTGCATTATGGAGTTGAGAAGCCATGGACCTGGTATCTGAGGGTCTCTTGATGACGTGTTCTTCGTCTCGAGGAGCGAATCCATGCAATCTTTGATAGTATTGATCACGCGGGGCTTCATCCATAAACGTAGGGACTGAGCATACTTTATCGTCTCGACTTTGTGATTGGGTGAACATCTTCTGCCAATCAATGTCCGTTGATGGATAAGGAGGTAAGTACTCATTGCCTTTCTCACCTTGGTACTCTGCATAGGTGGGCGGCACTTGAAAGAACTTCTTAATCTCCGGTGTGGGAGGGTTGTTGTCAACGGGGACTCCTGGGGGAGCTTTGAAGTGTTCATCTTCTTCAATAATCAAACGATTGCTGAAGGACATCACTTTCTTGTCGTCGTTAGACGGGTTCACATCTGCGAGCTCTACTTCAATAGCTTTGCTTTCAGGGTAAACACGAGTGGTCAATTTTACATTCATTCTAACTTTTAACAAATTGTCTCTCTTGTTAAGGGCCTCCAAGAGAGTAGGGTCATTAATCTCAAAGGTTCGAGATTTGAAATGGACTTTCCAACTATTAGCGCCGTACATTAAGATCAATAAGTTTAAAATTTTTG